CATACAGGAAAGGGCAAAATATACCGACCATGGCTTGATGGCTGCGGAGTTCCCGTCTGACGATGTGGAAGCGTTCGTCCATTCGGGAGCAAGGGTATTCGACAAATATAAAGTCGAAAAATTGCGTCCGTCTTGCAAGCCTCCACGTTATGTAGGCGAAGTATATGCCGATGGGGATGAAGGCGAAAAAGCATTGCAGAACCTTCGCTTTGCAGAAGACAAACAAGGGTTGTTGCATATTTGGGAAATGCCGGAGATAGACGAAACCGAAGTAGTGACAGACCGATACTTGACGATTGTCGATGTCGGAGGACGTTCCACCAAGGCGGACTATTCAGTTATCCTCGTTCTCGACCGCCTGTTTATGGCAGAAGGCGGAAAACCTACCGTAGTGGCTCAATGGTACGGACACATAGATATGGACTTGTTGGCATGGAAAGCGGCTCAGATAGCGGCATTCTACGACAATTCCTTGCTTGTCATTGAAAGTAACACGCTCGAAACACACGACAAGGAAAGGGATGTGGACGGTGACCAGTCACAGTTTATTCTAAACCTGATTAAGGATGTTTATCCGAACCTCTATGCACGAAAGCAGTCCGAAGAGGACATACGGGAAGGATTGCCAAAGAAGTACGGATTCCACACCAACATTGCCACAAAACCAAAAGTCATTTCCACGCTCGTGAAGGTTATCCGTGACAATCTATATACAGAACGTGACGCACGGTGCCTGGACGAATACCTTTGCTATGAAAAGAAGCCAAACGGAGCGTTCGGAGCGATTACAGGCAAGCACGATGACTTGCTTATGACACGTGCCATCGGCTTGCACATCTGCTTCTTCGAAATGGAAATGCCTACGTTCGTTCCACGTGTGGGAAGATATATCAGCAAAAAGAGAAAAGCGGTATCAGCCGCAACCATATAAGTTTAACCGATTAAAAAGGATTGAAATGAAGATTTTTAAGGAACTCAAAGGAATGCTTCGACTCCGTGAGGCTGTCAATCAAGCCGAAGAAGCACACCGTAAGAACGGAGAAAGATATTATGTGATGCCTTCAACCGGAACCAGTGGAGACCTCATCATTATGGACCGCAAGAATTTCCGCAAGCTGAAACAGAAAGGGTATATCAAACGTACTTCATTCGTGGCAGACCTCGAAAGTATGTGCTTCTATGCTACACCATATCGCAACGGTGTTGGGCAGATACCGGTCAGAAAGGAATTATATACTTCTTGGCTCGAAAGCGTGAAGGAGCTAAAGGAAAATGAAAAGTTTAAGAAACTTGAAAAACAGGAAGAACATGAAAAAAAAGAAGAGTAAATACGGGAACATTGACGGTGTTGTAACACTTACCGACAATCCCATTGCAACCGACAATGCAAAGGGTACCATAGGTAAGATTACACAAAAGCAAAAGGATAGCAAGTAGCCTGACGTGGCAAAATCATCGTATAGAGACAAGAAAGGGTGTAAATTTTGCCACACCCTTTCTTTTTGTATTAGGCTCGTAAAGCTTTCTGCAATTGTCCGACGGCTTGCATATTTGCCCCTTGCTGTACTTTCGCCATCAATTCAGGAGAAAGACCGTCTGGCACTTTACCTTGTTCTAACTGCTCTCTCTGCGATTTGATGCTCTGCAACAGTTCATCGGCAAACGGGAAGTCGCCGTGTTCAAGTAACTGTTCTACGCTGATTGCCTGTGATTGCCACAACTGCATAAGTATATCGTTTGCAAGGTGTCGGTAGGCTGGGGTAGTGGTACTCTCCGTAATGCTCAAATCAAATTCAACATCGCGTATCTTCTTCGGGTCGTATTCGATTTGCGCTCCGCTCTTTCCTGCGATATTGAAAACACGCTTGCTGTCATAGTGCTGCTGCATATTCTTTACGTCCTTATAAGCACCGTCAATCACGAAACCGCTGAAACATTCCAATAGGTCAAGCAATGTGGTGGTAGCGTTCTGCGTCTGCTGCTGGTAGTGAGCTGCACTCTCACCCGAAAAGCCGGGCTTGCCTTGCAGTGCGCCTGTCACACCCGAAATGTCTTCAAAGAATTTCAGCTGCATGTTCAGCAACTCGGCAATGCCGATATTGGTTGAGTTGTTCGCAACCTGTTCCGGCGCACGTCCGCTCTTGCTCGGTTTATAGACAATGACACCGTTGAACTCAGTCCAGCTCTCCGCAATATCATCAATGCTCGTTCCTTCCGGCAAACAGTCACTGGGCAGAAGCAATACACCTTTGGCACTCGCACGCATAATCCAGTCATACAGCGTAATCAGTCGGTTGGTGTATCGCTGTTGGTCTATGACATCAGCTACAAACGAATGAATCTCACCGTCAATGAACGGATAAGCCTTGAATATATAGGGATGCTCACCATGTTCATAGGGCGTTTCTCCTTCTTTGAGAATGTCACCGAATGGAGAGAGATAGTAGAAGTACCAATAATCATCGACAAACCATGTGGCTTTGATCAATGGAACTTCATTTTCGGGCATACCTACGGACTTCGCCATTTGCATACGTTCCTCATTAACGGCAATGACCGCCCGTTCATAGTCTTCAATGTCTATCTTGAATATGTCACCGTTCTGATAATCGTGGCATCGGTATCTCGGTTTCTGTTCTTTGCGCCATAACTCAATGACACGGCATCGACCCGGCTCACTGGCGAACAGGAAATCGTAATTTTCCAATCGGCTATACCCGAACCGTTCCGCATAGTCTGCTATGTAATCCTTACGTGCCGCCCATTCATAAATTTGTCGTAACTTCCGGTAATCTTCGGGCGATGCGGCAAATTGTTCACAAAGCTGCCCGAACGAAATGTCGTGAATCTCACCAAGGACAGACACATCCCATCCTCTGAAATCCCTCATGTTGTTGTCTATGAAGAAATTGTTCGGCTGAACATAGTCCGTCCAACAGTCTTCCTTACCTCTTCGCCAACCGTAAGATTTGCGATGAACGATGAAACCGCTGATTAGAAATTCTTCCATCGTTCGGGCATACAATTCCGTCATACGGTTCAGTTGCATGTTGCACTGAAGAATAGTACTCATCGTTTCGCCCAACTTCTGTTCGTCACGGTCCCGTGCAGTACAGGTCGGTTCTTTGCTCTGACTGCGATATACACCAAGCACACTCTTTACCAGTCTGCGGATAAGGTTGTTCTTCAACGGCACGTTGCCTTGGCTCTTGATGTACTCCTCTTCGGTCATGGTCTTTCCGTCCACACAAATTTTGTCGTCCCATTGGAAACCGTAGGTGTAGCGCTTGTTGCGTTCCCTGTCTTTCCGGAAGTCCTCCATTTGGTTCCAATAGTGCTGTGCCTCCATCAGAACATTAAACGCCCTGCGGTCGCCTGACTGACGTGAAGCCGTAGCTACGGAGTCTATTTCGTCCGTGTCACGTTTGGGAGTGATGCGGCTCATAAACAATAACCTCTTGTTTCCTTTTTCTGTATGCATAACTTCAATGATTTTATAAAGATGCTTAGGATAATACGCAAAGGTACTATCCCAAGCATTCTTTTCAAGTATAACTATTTACGTTTGCGAGTGAGGTTCATTTCCTGTATCATCTCCTTCTTGATTTCATTCATTTCGGCTTCGATGTCCTTACGTTCCTCATCATCTACAGTTTCCTTTAGTTCGTTATAGAGGTCTCGAATTTGCCCTTGGTAGTCCTCGAATATTTCGTAACGCTCATATTCAGGGGAATTGTAGAGGAAGTCTATTTTTTCAGCAAAATCAAATATGCCGTTGTCTGTGTCCTCCTCGTAATGTCTCAACCTTGTTTTCAGTCGGTCATGTTCCTCTTTCAATCGGAAATATTCGTTGTTTACGGCTCGGTATTCAGTGCGTTCATCACCGGCTTTGACAAGTCGGTTCCACAACAAGAAGCTACGTGGGTCATATTCACGCTCACCCAACCACGTTTCGCCCATTTTCGCCATCTTGTCTATCGTTCCGGAAATACCACCGAAATAGCCGTTCAGCATATACTCAATCTTGGCAGGATTGATGTCAACAAAACCTTTGGTATAAGGGTCACCTCCTGTTGCCTCATTCAGTACAGAAGCCAAGTTTACGATATATTTGTTCGCACTCTTGTATGCTTTTGTCCATTCGGGCATATCTTTGTTGTAAGGAGTGTCCTTGTACAATGGCATACCGGTCCAGCTCTTTTCTGCAACATAAGCTTCCCACAGCGGTTTGGCGGCACTTGGGACGAAAGCATTCA